TCAGCACGTTGAGCATTGATATAATCAGTTAAATCCTGTTGCATTATAATCTCCTAAGCTACAAAAAGTGGTTTCATTTTTGAGAACACTTTGTTAAAAGCATTCACTTCATATTCAAAATGCTCAAAGAATGCATCATCATCTTCAGCACCGGACTTGCAGTGTTCTTCCCAAAAATCGTGCATTGCGTTCATACCTTCAAGCATATCACCTTTACCAAGGTTTGTTATTGTACGACATGCATCTTCAAAGGTCACATTCATCTCATAAAAGCTAGGGATTCTAAACATCTATCACTCCTTGTTTCTAACTATACATACACTATAGCACCAAGACGTCATACTGTCAACCTTTTTTATACGATTATTTCATCTTTTTTTACAAAGATACATCCTCTAATCCAGCCGCTCTGAGCTTTACAATATTGTTTATTTGAAATTGCTTTGCATCTATTGCTTTTATTAATCCCATAAACTTATTTCGGATTAGTGCTACTTCATTAATAATATGTTGTTGGTCAATTACTTCACTTTCGCCATCAGCATACTTTTCAGCATCTCTACTTGAAAGTGCTTTGTTATATCCTTCCAAATATATGCGATAATGTTTGTTGCGTATTTTACGCATTTCAATATTCAAATATTCTAAGATAGCTTCAAGTTCTTGCAACTGGTTAAAACGGTACTCAACTATACCTGGCATATCACGTGAATGTTTTTCCACATTGCCTTTGAGTCCGCAATCTAGTCTTGCTTCATCTAGTTGAGTTTCGAAATATTGAATTGCAGGAACTATATTAGCTATATCCTGTCTAACTTTACTATACCAGGTCATTTACCAATCGTCATGTTCGTCGCTATCATAGTCGTCAAATATGTCCTCTTCATAATAAACGTCTTTGATAATTTTGTCCAATGTGTTGTCATTTCCAAACCACTCGTCTCCGACTTCTGACAAATCAGCTATTTGCTCATTAATAACTCCTAAGAATTTTTCACAAGCAAGCTCTTTGTCTTTTGGGTTAATGTAAGGTTTTATAGATAGCCACATATCAACATATGCGGCAATCTCACTATCACTCATTTTCAATATATTCGTCCTCAGGTATGATGTCTTGTTCTTGGATATTTAGTTCTTCTTGTCCATTTCCGTCTACTTCAACATCGTCCCATTCTTTCATAATAAGATCCAAAGCATTGTCTTTGTTTAAGTTCCAAGGCTTGCGGAACATTTTAATTACTTCACCTGTAATTTTACTAGTGTATTCTAAACTGTTTCCACTTTTCTTAAGAACTTCTTTTGCTTCAAAAAACTCAACTAATCCACTATAAGGACTCATACCTGTTTCATAAGGAATTTCAACCTGTACACTTTCAAAAGGTTTAGCATAACGTGTTTTCATTACTTTACACGCCGCTCTAATACCATGTACTTGTGATGTTTTATTACCATCTGCGTCTACTTTTAGTTTAAGTTTACGCATAGCGATAACAATACTTGATGCATATATAAAGCCTTGTCCACCACTAATCTTATCATCTGGATCAAACATATCCTGACTTGCATAAGTGTGGTTGGTTGCAAGCAATCCTACATTAAATTCACCAAACATATTAACTGTGTTTCTAACCAGTGATGTTAGTGCTTTGGGCTTACGACCCATATCACCTTTCATATCACCTTTTTGAAACTGATCAACATCTGTTGGTGTTAACAACATACCCAAACTATCTACAACAAATAATACCTTAGGACGCTCGTCATGTTCCTTGTCAGTATATTCTGCTTTATAGTCTTTCATAAAATCACTAATAGTTCTAGCAACATCATCAATCATACTCATATTAAGTTTAAGTAATTTTTCATCACTTGTGTCTACATCTAGTGCATGTAGCCATTTTGCATCTAGTGCATTTTCGCTGTCAATTAGTACAACAAAAATACCTTGATCCTGTGCCGCTTTGATTACATTACCTGCGGCTATATAACTTTTACCTGCACCTGATTCTCCTGCAAGTACTGTTACTTTACCTAGTGGAATACCTTTTTCAAATTCTCCACTGATTAGTTTGTTTAGTGTATAATTACCTGTACTGATCCATGTATCCGGATCATTAAACCCGACACTTAGTCCAGGTACCGCTTTAGTAATACTTTTGCGGAATTTACTTACGTCAAAAGGTTTTGCCATTAATTTCTCCATAAAGCCACAGTAGGCGACTACATGCCGCCTACCAGTTAGATTTTCAATTAGTTGCTACGATTTCTAATAGCCGCTAGTATATCTTGGGCATTAGGTTTTGCACCTTCTACTGCTGGAGCTGTTGCCGCTACCGATGCCGCTACTTGTTCCTGCATTTCTGGAGGAGTAACTGGAGCAGGAGCCGCTTCTACTACCGGAGCAGGTGCTGCTACTGGAGCAGGTTGCGGAGTTGGTGCTGGTGTTGCACTTTCTGCTTTTGGAGCACTATTGCTAGTATCAATCTGTACACCAGCTGGGCGATAAAAATTACCCCAACGTGCTGGATCATACATTTCACCATTTACACTAGCTTCAAACATTTCACCAATAACACGAAGCTCTTCGTCATTTGGTTGCTTTGGAAGATAGTCATTAAGATTAAACAATCCATGTGTATCGATTGCCGCTCTTTCATTACTATCTAAGCTACGTTCTTTTCGTGACCAACTACTAGTTGAATAGTCTGCATACTGACCCTTAGTTGTCTTAGTAAGACGGAAGTCAGTACCTTGTTCAGTATCTGTAGGAAGTTCTGTAAAGTCACTATCCATTAGTGCGCCTTTAATAATGTTAAAGATGCTTGGATTAATAACAAACCTACGAATTGGATTATCAGGCGTAGTATCTTCTTGTAGTGTACTTTCAGCTACAAAGCCTTGGAAAACATATGAACGCTTTTTCCAATACTTACGACCCATATCTTCTAGTGCAGGATCTTTAAACCAAGGACGTACCTCAGCTAGTACAGGACATGATCCTGTTGGACCCCACATTTCGTTACATGGAACGTTTACTGTAACTTTACGGCTATCTGCCTGACCTTGTACGCCAGCAAATTCTAAACGAATCATCTGACGTTCACGCCAAAAGTAAGTATTACTTGCATCACCATCTGGTAAGAAGCGTAGTACACTTGTTGAATTTTCTGGGATATTCCAAAAAGGGAAGATAGCGTTGTCGCCACCTGTTTGCGAACCACGTCCGCCACTTGTTTCTTGCTCTTGCAATTTTGCACGAATTTCTGCCAATGTTGCCATAGTTTTTCTCCTAAATTTTTGCCTATGTGTGTTGCATAATGCAACTGTTGCCTAAGTATGCCTCATGACTACTTATATAGTCATTAGTATATGTTATATAAAGTTGGTTGTCAACTAAAAAGTTTATTAAAATCGTAATTATTAAAATTACTTTCGAATGTTTCCTCCCAATCTTCACTAACACTTGTGTCTTCACTTGCTGTAACAACGAGCTTTTTGAATAGGGAGTTAATTGCTTGTACTCCTGACATCATAACGGCTTTGTCTTTGACACGTTCCATCATTAGATCGCTCATTCTAGTCAGCAACTGACTTAACTGACCCTCACCTTTTTTTGCAAAGTCAATGGAGTTACCTAAGTATTCCATAACTACTGCAATTTGATTTTCCTTAGGCATGTTTCCAAAACTGCTCAAGTTCATTGGATTCTCAGGATCAGATTTTACATTGATACCCTTGCGTAGTGATACTGTATCCATTTTAGCTATAGTATCTACAAGACTATCCATGGTCTCTTTTGCAAAGTCATCAGCTTCTTTAAGTGCTTTCATCTCTTTGACTAATGCATTTACATATGGTAGTGCTTCATCTAAACTTTCATCAAATGTACGCACTGTAAACTGACTACGAAGTTTATTACGGTCAGTTTCGTTAATTTTAACTTCTTTTGATTCAAACTTTTCTTTTGTTTCGTTGTAGCACTTACAACCTTTAAGTTTGTTAATTGATTCTCTAATACTAGCAATACGGTTAGAAACTGCTTCTACAATATCTGCTGTATCTTCGTTAACCAAGCCGTTACGAAGACTATATTTTTTAAATTCTTTTAGTTTATTAAGTTCATTACACTGTTCTTGAATATGTGTTCCAAAATCGTCATATGGCGTGCCACCTTCTTTAACATGACGTAGCATAGCTCTGCCGCCTGCTAAATTGTTAGTTGGCATCTTATAACGTTCACCTTCTGCATTTTCAATATAGATAGCACTAATATTTCTGCTTCTACTGCCACGTGATTCTTCGTTAACTGCTTTTGTGTGTTTAATAATAAGTTTAGCATTTTCTAACTGTTGATAACTGCTCTTACTACTACCATATGCGGCTCCAATGCCTTCTTGTACTTGTTTCATATCTCTCACCTTTTGTGCTTGGTAATCTTGGTCTTTAGGTTTTATTGCTTTAGTAAAACTTTTAAGTGTATATTCAACTATGCTTTTATTTGCTAAATTTTTTAACAATGCTAGTGTATCCTTAAACTCGTCGATATCTGTGTTAGCATTAATGCTTACTCGTATTTCACGTTTGGTATCAGTTTCATCTAAGTTAATCATACTACCTAAGCTAGGAATATAAAAACGTCTAGCGGCTGTTGGATCTATCGTATTTTCACCTTCATCGGTAAAAATTTTAATGTTATGCCCGTTGCCTTTAAGTATCTTAAAGATATCTTCTGCAATTTTTTCGCCACTAATCATACTAAAGTTCCTTTAATGTATTTATGTTAGAAACACAAATGGCATGGGGTCAACTGACTCTTCATCTGAGAAACTATCTTTTAGTTCATCGTATGCATTTTCATCATACTGTGCTACCTGCTGTGCAATGCGTACTACCAATACACATGCCATTACCAGATCATCTGTTTCGCCTTCTTTTGCACTAAAACTGCTACCCCTAGCAATAAATGTTTTAATCTCTCTTAACAATGCACTGCTGGCAATTTCCATTCTATCTGTTTCAACCCATGTTTTAAGTTTACTACATGCCGCCAGTTTGCTTTTGTTTGTAGTAGTAAAGCCTTTTCTGAAAGCTCTATTAGCACTGCGAGGTTGACTTATAAACTGTCCTGGTATATTGTCCTCGCCCATTTCATTTATTACAACTAGTGCGGCTTCTCCTAGTGTATTATTTTCTACACTCCAGTATATTTCACTATCAGGTGCTTGTTCTTGTACTTCTAATAGCATTTGCCTAAGTATTCGTATTTGTTCTGTAACACTAGTTTTGTTGTGCATCCACTCTGCAACTTGTTTCATTCCTGGTAGTTCGTACACTTGTATTGCGGCATTGTCACCACCTGTCCCTAAACTTGGATCTAGTCCAGCAACATAGGTTTTACCTTTCACAATATTTTTATACCAACGTACTTGTCCTGTGCGTTTGTATACATCTTTGCTTTCCATTACAGCAAGTTTCAAACTGCTGATTAATGTTTCGTCATATGCAATAAATTCATTGAGGTGTTCTCTGCGAAAACGTTCTTCACCTATTTTACCTTCTTCTTCATCTGCCCAAGGCTGGTCTCTATCAGGGTGTTGCTTCCAATCTGCACTATAACTTTTAAAACCATTTTTGCCAATTTCTTTTTCATTTCCAAACTCATCTGTTGTGTTACATGCTTGTCGCCAAATTTGTGCAAACTGATCATCGTCCTGATTTGGTGTACTTGTAATAATACACTTACCACCTGTACTAAGTGTTGGTGACAAACTAGTCCAAAACTCACGAGCAATACTAGGTCTCACAAATGCAAACTCGTCCAAGTATGCTAGTGAAATACTCAAACCACGTCCTGTATTTTCTGTTGTAGCTTGTGCAATAATACGGCTACCATTATCAAATTCCAGTGATCCTTTATTGTATGCTGTACAACCTGCTCTTACATGGTCAGGCAATAGTTCGTATGCAAATCGTATACGTTGCATAATCTCTTGGGCACCACTGTATTTGTGTGCCGCAATAAGAATAGTTTGATCAGGTACATACATAGCATACCATAACAAATATGCGCCAGCCGCGGTTGACTTTCCCATTTGTCTGCTGATAAGTGCTATACTGTAACGGTGATTGTGATAAGCGTCAAGCAGTCCTTTTTGAAAGTCAAACAAGTTAAACTTCAATCTACCCTTGACAGGATGCTGTATCCATACAAATTTTTCAATAAAATATTTAGGATCTTGTGTACACTGAACGATCTCTTCAATCTGTTGCTGATTAAACTTCTCACGTTTGTACGGGGTTTTAATTAATTTAGTATCTACACTCATTATAGTAGTACTTATGTGTTCTAAAAACTATCGTCTTTTACGTTGAGATTGCATATAAGAACCTACATCTGCTCTTGGACTTGCACCAATATCTACTTCACCTTGATCTTTTACATGTCCTGTGTCTAGTGCATCTTGGGTATTTTGCATCATTCTTCTATACATATCAGAAGTCTGTTTTACTTCAGCTCTATTATTTTTGCTAAGTCTTCCGATAAATTTATCAGTTCTCTTCTCTTGATCTTTGTATCCTTTGACCATGCGTCTATGCAAGTCAAGTGGCACAGTTTTTTGTGTAGTTGTTACTGGACTAGCAGGATCACCTGGATCTTCAAACAATTCAAATATTCTCATTTATATACCTGCGTTTCTTTTAAGTATTGCTAATTCTATATCAGCTTGTGAAGTGTCATCACAACTTGGTCCACAATTACAATTTGATGTACAAGCACCGTCACATGAACAACTAGATCCACAACCACATGCACTCTCAGTTACTGATTCCATATTAGTGCCGCCTTCTAAATGAGCTCTTCCATCTTCTTGCATGCCTTGTTCACTAAAAGTAACTTCCATACCAATCATTTCACT